TCTGTATCTTACGCTTCGTCATATCGTGTAGTTACACCAAACGGAGCTTGTGTATCTTTATCATAGTTACTGTGAAGTACAAATACAGTGTCGCAGTAAGTTTCGTCACCCCAGCTACCCCAACAATAGCCGTCTGTAAACATAATAAACTTCTTAGGTTCAATACCTTCTTCTTTCATAAAGTCCCAGTTAGCCATAAAGTCAGTGCCACCGCCGCCAGCAGCTTCGTACTCAGTAAGATCACCTTCATGAGCAGTAAACTCTTCCAAGTTGTAAACTTTAGTGTCAAAACACCAAACTTTTACATTGTAATCGTTGTATTGATCCATAATGCTTTGGATCTCACCGAGGAAATCCATAAGTTGCTCATTACTAATACTACCACTAGTATCAAGCGCAATACATACGTCGATTGTTTCTTCGTTTACAGTACCTGGAAGAACCACACCGTATTGCGACTTACGGGACGGACGAGAAAAGCTATAATCGTTCTTTACAGTACTTTGAATCTGTTGCTGAAGGATCTCACGCCAGTTCATCTTTGGCTCAGTAAACTGCTTAATAATACGTGCTACTTCGCCAGGAGTCTTACCAGCACCGGCAGCCTGCGCTGCTGACAGCATACTTTCTTTAATCTGATCCTTAATCTGTTTCAGTTCTTCTTTTGTATACGTAGGGCCGCTTTGATCATCGTTGGTGTGATCGCTATTTTCAAGATCTAAGTGTTCGTCGAGCATTTCGCCAAGTTCGTTAATATCGATCTTGTCAGCCTGTTCGTAAAGATCGTCGTATACTTGTTCACTCGTCCAACCTTCGTACTTGAAGTCTTGAAAACAGTCAACCAGCTTCGGCTTTGCGCCAATCTTATCACGAACAAGAATGTTATTTACAATATAGTCAGCTGCGATATTGTATAGCTTAGGGTCACGATCGTTACGACGTCCTAGGTGATCGAATACACAGTGCAGAATCTCGTGAGCAATAACAAACTCAATTTCTGCGTTATCCATAGCATTGAAGAATTCTGCGTTAAAGTACAAATTACGCCCGTCGACAGCCGCAGTAGGCAACCAATCGTTAGCTGCTTTTACTTTAAGACGAGTAGCCATGTTACCAAAGAATGGATGCTTTAGCAAAAGTCCAACACGGGCAACTGTAATACGATCAAAGACATCTGTTGTCATGCGATCGAGCTCTTCTGGAGTAATGTCTGGGTTAGGTTGCCAGTTTTTCTTACCGTCGACGCTCATTGCATTCTCCTTGTTTATTAACTGTATATATAATACAACAAAGCGCCCGACTTGTCAAGCGCTTTGTTTAATAACATTAGTTTTGAGCTGCTTTAATGTACTTACCGTACTTTTCGTGGAACTCGTCGAAACTCGGTACTTTGTCTGGATCAATAGGCAACTGATACTGAGTAAGCGCAAGCTTCATTGCCATAACAACTAGTTCAGTGTCAAAGTTCTTCATAGAGAACGTTAAGAACTGTTCGACCTTATCGTAGAACGTAGGGTTGTCAACATCTTGGCTAAGTTCGTAGCACATGGAAATAATTAGGCTATACATAGCACTAATTTCGTCAGTGTCGAGTGTATCTACTTTGCCTGCAAGGATGTCTGTTGGGTTCGGAAGCTTACTAGCAACCTTACGGTGCGCAATAAACTTAACAGCAAGACCTTCGCCTACAGAGCCGGAAACCAAGTCCATAAGCGTGTCGTCGCTATAGTTATTGCTAAGGAAGTCACTAACAAACGACCATGAACGAGGTGTAGCAAACGAACGGCTCGGAGACTTTGGATCAAAGTCATACAAGTCTTGCTTACTAAAGTTCAAGTAACCAACGACATCAGGGTGAACCTTGTTAGTAACAGCCCATTCAAACCAGTCATCAAACGATACTGACATTTCCAAGTGAACAAAACGGTTAGCTAACGGAGCTGGCATACGGTACGTAACACCTTTGTCGCTATCACGGTTACCAGCAGCAACAATAAGAACGTTGTCTGGCAGGGTGTACTGACCAACACGACGGTTAAGAATCAGCTGGTAAGCAGCCGCTTGTACTGCCGGCGGAGCAGAGTTCATTTCATCAAGGAACAAAACAATATGCTCGTGTTCTTCTGCCATAGCAGCGTCGGGCAGTTCACTCGGAGCAGCCCAGACCATCTTGCCTTCGGTAGCGTTAAAGTACGGAATGCCCTTAATATCGGTTGGCTCCCAAAGAGACAATCGAACGTCAATGACATGAGCGTTCATTGACGCACCAACTTGGTGAACGATATCGGACTTACCGATACCCGGAGGGCCCCAAAGAAACAGTGGGCGCTTAGATTCGAAAGCAGCCGAGATAACTTGTTTTGCGGAGTTTGGTGAAGAAGTACGAATCGTGTCCATTTGCTAAAACCTCTGTGTGTTTGTTTATTAACTGTATATATAATACGACAGTTTAGCCATTATGTCAAATGTTTTTTTGTCGTTCTATTGCTTTTATTAAGCCGTACTTTTCAAGATCACCTGAGAACAAACTTATTTCCATAGCCTTGCGATCGTCAGTAACTTGAATATACTTCGGCGTAAGATAATACGGACATGTGATGAACTTATCTAAGTAAAGAAGAACGTTTGTCTTTTGTATATTAGTTTCGGGCGGAAATTCAATTTTAAAGAATTGTATCTCTAGATCGTTTTTGAGAAAGTCTCTACCGGTAGTAGTTAGTCTTAAGCCGCCTGTTGATTTGCTACGAACGTTATACCACCATTCGGTTGAATAGTGCCTTACGTTGGTTTCGTTAGAACTAACACCGGCACTATTTAAGAATATCTTAGTATAAGCTAGCCTATTCATAATCGCCGGTGTTACCGAACTTCACTACAGTAAATTCACTAGTCTTCCACATAGTGTTTAAACGTTGCGCTAAATTACGAGCATGTCCTGGATTGGAGAAGCTGGTTTTTTTGTATTTAGGCCCTGGGTAGTTAGTTAAGCTATTAAAGCTTTTAAGATTAAAAGGTTTACCTTGGTAAAATACAGCCCAAATTGCATCAGCTTCGAGTACTTGTTCTGTTCTATAGGTGTGCCGATCAGTAAATTCTTTTAGCACTACGGGCTTTGGCCTGCTCATTTCTCGTTCCTTATTATATACGTATATATTTATCGTTTACCAGTTGTTCCCACCGTCCATCTTGATATCGATGTACTCATAATCTACAGCATCTTTAGTCATTAGAAGTTGTTCTAAGTCTTCAGTATGTCGTGCTAATAGTTCAGTAAGGCAGTAGTGTAGTTTCTTTGCTTTATCAAGATCTATTCGAATCTCTTTTTGCCGACTTGCTTCGGCAGACTTTACTAAGCTAAGAAACTGACTAATTGGAGAAGTATTAATTGGCTGTTTTTGCATTAGCACTACTCAACTGTTGACGCATTTCGATATCAGTCTTAAACGGGCCTTTACTACGATAGCGTTCGATTGTAATAAGCTTAGGACAAAAGCTCTTAACCCAGCCTTTATTAAACTTAATAATATAGTAGCCTGCGCAGTAAACGCTTTTAGACTTTTCACTTTTAGTAAACAACGGCAGTCGACGTTTAATGTCGAACATACTATTGTATGGGTTACAATTTACAGGAAAGTCGTGAACTTGATAAGAAGTTTCTTCAACTTCTTGACTCGACGCAGACCAAGTAATACTACCCAATCGGCTTTTAATAGAAGACTTTGACTTACATAATTCAATAGAGCCTTTGCTGCTATTTAGAATATAGTGTTCGTTATTGTAGGAAATAGTACCTACGTTTTCGCCTCGGTCGGTGACAATCCAAAATTTATCTTTAAGAATTTCTTTTGCGTTCTTCATACTGGGTACCTTGCTTGAAATGGTGGCGCATACTGTTCAACAGCAGCAGCAACTCGCTGCATGTCCCACTTGTTACAGAACTTTAGTAGTCGAATGCCTACTTGTGATAAGTCCTTGGGCTCTGTTGTTTCGTTGTGAATAGTATGGTTAATCTCTTCACGTACATTGCTCGGCTGTGCAGTTAAGTCACAGAGCAACACGTTACGATTATAGTCGTCAATTACACGATGTTCGTTGCCGTTATGATCAGTCCAGCGTTGTAACATCATGTTATTCCAGTTAAAGCCTTTAGTAGACATATCGTCGTATGCTTCTAAAAGACCTACTTTGTTCTTAGTGCCTTTCTTGCGTACACCGGGAAAAGCACTAAAGATGTTATCACTAGTGTCGCCACGCATGCACTTCTCAAACAGCAGCCATTGTGGATCGGGCGCTGGCTTTTCTACGCCAGTTTTCTTATCAATTACCCGCTGACCTTTATCGTCAAAGTATCCTTCATGTGTAATAGTTGTATTACTAACGCCGTTGTACTGTCGTACATTAGACGCAACGAGTTGTGCAAAATCTCCGTCTGTACTAATGATAACATGATTATCGTTAGGATGTGATTGTACCCAACCCGCAATAAGATCATCTGCTTCTAGTATAGGATTCTGTAATACAGTACAGTTAGTCTTTGTACGCACAAAGTCTTTAAACTCGTCAAAGATCTCAAAGAATACACGATCTTCTTCTGCTTGCGCAGGAGTCATCTTATCACGTGTCTCTTTGCGGTTACGCTTGTAAGGCTCGTACTCGTCCTTGCGCCAGCTACGGCCTTCTAAGCAAAAGACAACATGGTCGGCATTAAAGTCTTGCCACGCCTTCTTAACGCTGTTAAGTGTAATATGCAAGGCCATGCCAACCTTGTCGTCGAGGTTCCCGCGAACTACATGTCGAGCTCGAAAGAACGTGTTCATT